AGCCCTGCATCAGGAAATCCAGGCTCTACAGGACGTACAGGCGGCTAATTTCAAAATGGAATATAGGAGAGTAGCATGAGGACGACAATTGATATCTTAGTTCGCAGTATTGAAGAGACAGAGGTTAAACCTGGTGTATATTCGTACGAGTACACACGATATCGAAAGGTCCCTGCTAACATTGTCGAAAATAGACGCTATGATATTTCTGATTCACAACGAATTAACGAGAATATTAAGTCTAACTTCGACTTCTCTTTTGTATTCGCCAATGATGATACAGATCGTGTTAATCGTATCTGGTACGTTATTTATAAGAATCAAGTTTATTCTGTAAGTAAAATCCTCAATTACCCACCACGAGTACGAATTGTACCTGATGGTGTTATGAGTCTTGAAGACATGAATCAATTGGGGGTAGTAATTAAAGATTATGACTAGAACACATACTGAACTCATCGAAGAACTTAAGACGATTTGTCCAAGGGTGTATTATCAGAAACCAGATGGTTCTCAACTGAAATTCCCTTGTATTGTTGTTGAAAAGAACTACCTAGATGTAGAGTCAGCAAACAACAGAGCTTATCGTTCTAACAGGTCTTATATTGTTAATTTCTTTACAAGGGTGGACGATGACTCAATTGAGGACGCCATGCTTGACAAATTCGATTATGTACGCCTCAACAATTACGATGTAGACAACGGTTTATATCAAGAGACGTATAGAGTATATTATTAGAGAGGTTATTATTTCTATGGCAAAATTGCTTTGGGACCAAACAGGTCAAAAGACTTATCAAACAGGTGTAGACCGTGGTGTACTTTTCCCTATGGCCAGTGCTGGTACATATGAAAAAGGTGTAGCTTGGAATGGTTTGACTAAAGTGTCTGAATCACCAGATGGTGGTGACGCTACAGCTAAATACGCTAACAACGGTAAATACTTGAACTTGATCGCGAAAGAATCATTCAAAGGTTCTATCTCAGCTTACACTTATCCTGATGAATTTGCAGCTTGTCTTGGTGAGGTTGATGCCGTTGCAGGTGTTAAACTTACTGCACAAACTCGTAAATCATTCGGTTTTGCTTACCGTACTCTTATCGGTAATGATACTGAGTCTACAGGTCACGGTTACCTTATCAACTTGGTGTACAATGCTACTGCGGGTGTTGCATCTAAAGACTTTGAAACAATCAATGACTCACCAGATGCTATCGAATTCTCTTGGGACTTCACAACAACTCCAGTTGACACAGGTGTTGATAACACTCAATCAATGGCACACATTATCATTGATTCTACTAAGCTTGAACAAAGCAAACTTAAGAAAGTTGAAGAAGCTATCTACGGTACAGACAGCACTGATGCTAAACTTCCTACTCCAAAAGAACTCATGGTTCTCCTTGGTGTAGTTACTGGTTAAAAATTCAAAATGAACTTGTTTTTATAAGAAAGGATTTATTCAAATGATTGTAAAAGAAATTACTTATGTAGAACCACTCTCTGGCGAGGAACTCACTGAGAAGTTCTATTTCCACATTAACAGTGCCGAAGCACTTCGTATTATGGGTCGCTCAGGAAACAAAGACTGGGAGACTTACGTTAAAGATGTAGCGGCATCAGGTGACGCAGACCGCATCATGGACTTTATCGAGCAATTTGTTTCTATTGCCGTTGGGTATAAGAATGTTGATGGACGCTTTACTAAGACGAAAGATTTTCGCGATGAATTCCTAGCGTCAGAAGCATATGGTAAACTCTTCGTAGATTTCATCCAAGATGAAGCATTTGCACGTAAATTCTTCTCACAATTGATTGAAGAAGGTCGTTCAGGTAAGAACAAGGGTCAAAACGCTCAGCTTGAGACAGTTGCTAATAAAGGTAACCGTCAACAACGTCGTAGCAAAAAATAGTAGGTAGCAAGTATGCTTGAGATAGTTACAGAGGAGATTTATGACGAAACAACGAGCATGATTCTCCCAGGAAAAGTATACCATTTCGAGCATTCGTTGTTAGCTATTAGTCAATGGGAGATGGTGTTTAAAAAACCGTTTCCCTTTTTAAATGGCTTGCAGGTGGAACCTATTGAAGTGTTAGCTTATGTCCAATTAATGAATTTAGATAAGACAGGGTTTGATATAGACAATTTGTCTGAATCAAACATAAAGGAGATAATCGAATACATCAATAGTAAACCTACTGCAACTACGATTTCTTCATCGGGAGAAGGTGGTCGTCGTATATTAACATCAGAGGTAATCTATGCATATATGGCGAATGCACAAGTACCATACAGTTGTGAAACATGGAATATCCATAGACTTCTTGTATTGCTTGGGGTTATAGGTGAATTAAACGCACCTAAGAAGAAACGTAGTAAAGAAGAAACTGCACGCATGTACAAAGACTTGAATGCTAAACGACGTGCTGAGATGGGAACTACAGGTTAATTCAAAATGAAATATTCAATGTCATCAGATAGTAAGTTTCAGAACTTATTCGACGACTTTAAAAAAGAAACTGATATGGCGAAAATCTATACAGTAGTTGATGCTGAAACTCAAAAAGCTTATGACGACATTGTTGAGAGCACTCCTGTTAGGTCGGGCTTGACTAAGTCGTCATGGAGTAGACGAATTACGATGAGTAAAGACCAGATAGATGTTATCTTCGAAAACTCACATAAAGCTAAGAATGGTAAACCTATTGTTGTATATGTGGTGAATGGACACTACACTCGTACTGGAGGTTACGTTAGACCAAACGACTTTGTGTCTCCTAGAACTGACAGTATAACAAGTAATATTGCAAAAGGTTTGTCGGGAGGGAGTAGTTAATGCCTAGTTCTGTAGTAAAAGAACAGATTTATAAACTAAAACTCGACGCCGCTGATTTACAACAGAAACTTCAAAATGCCATTAAAGATGTTGGTAACTTCCAACAAAAGATGGACTCAATCAACGGTAAATCTGTTGATAATGTTGAGAAATCGACAGGTTCTCTGTCAAGTAAACTTGCAGGTCTAGTCTCACATGTCCCAATTCTTGGTAACATTGTGGAGAAGATGACAGGTGTCGGTAATGCATCCAATACCGCAGCATCTGCTGTGGGTAGAGTTGGAGAAAATGCAGGCTCTGGATTTGGAGCGATTCAATCTGGAGCATCAAATGCTAAAAACTCAATGGAACAATTGGGTTCTGGTGTTGAGGGTGTTAAAGGTAAATTCTCAATGCTGGAAGGTATTGCAACGGTCGCTTTGGGTAATATTGCATCTCGTGCAATAACTGCTGGGGCATCATTATTAAATAAATGGACTCTTGCTCCTGTAGTCCAAGGTTATCAAGAATATGAACGAGAACTTGACTCAACTCGTATCTTGGTAGCAGCGTTGGGTAAAGAAGAGCAAGACCACATCACCGCTACAATGCGTGACTTGGAGCAATATGCTAAAACGACCAAATACAATTCTCAACAAATGAACTCAGCGTTGGCACAATTTGTTAATGCTGGTATTGGTTTGGATCAAGCCAATGTTGCTTTGAGAGGTTTTGGTAACTTGGCAGCCTCTGCTGGTGCTAATACTGCCCAATTTGGTTCAGCCTTACAATTTGGTGTTCAACAAGCACTGCAAATGGGTTATATGAACCGACAAAACTGGATGTCATTGGAAAACGCAAATATGGCAACCAGAGCTTATAAGGAAGCAATCATCCAAGCAGCCGTCGCTCAGGGGACACTTACACAAGAACAAGTAGATGCTGTTGGTGTGCAAGGATTGTTTGTAGAACACTTAAAAGATGGATGGCTTACTAATGAAGTGTTGATGCAATCATTAGAAGAGTATGCAAATAACCCTGTATATCAAGAGATGGCTGCAAACGTTTATACATTCAAGGAAGCTATGGAAGCTACCGAAGAAGCAGTAAACGATGCTTGGTCTAAAATGTGGGTTGAACTTGCTGGTAAGGGTGAAGAAGCTATGGCTATCTGGACACCAGTATCAGAGGTGTTATCCAAAACTGTGTCTTTCATCCCAAACATGATTGCCCAAATTGCTCATGCATTCAACCAGCTTGATGGTCGTACACACCTTATTTCTGCAATTGTTGAACTATTTGAGTCTCTTAAATTAGCAGGACAAGGTGTTAAGAATGCCATATTAGCAATGATACCTGAGTCTAGTATATTTAGGCAATGGGCTGAAAACGGCGACAAATCTAACATGGTGTTTGTTAAGATAGCTGAGACAATCATAAAGATTACAGATTATCTTAAAGAATTATTCCATGTAGGTGAAGGTATCAGACCTGAAGTAACGCTAGCAATTCACAATATTGTAGAAGTATTTATACGTCTATGGGATGTTGTGAAAATGGTTGTTAAGGGTATTGCAGCCGCATTGGATGTTATTATTCCAGACAATATGATTCAGGATTTAATTCTTATTGCTGGTATGATAGCTAATGTATTTAATGGTATTGGGCGTATATTCGTTGGTATCAAATCGCAAATGGATTCGTCTGGTCTTGTTAATGCGTTCTTGACAATTCGTGATGCAATAAAAACGTTTTACGATGCTGTCACTGTAACACTAGCTGGTCTTTGGGGTAGAATTGATGCTCCTATGGACGCATTCTTCGATAAGGTTGGTGTTAGTATTGGTAAATTCTTAAAAGATGTTGGTAAGATGTTCGGATTCGGTAAAGACCCTAATGCTGAAAATAGCTTGTCTTTACTAGAACGTATGGCCAACGCTTTTAAAAATATTACTGATAAGTTCTTAGCCTGGGCTATGGCTTTCAAACAAGGCCCTAAACCAGGAGAAACAGACAAGATTGCTTTAGCGTTCTCTAAAGCTGGAGATGCTGTTCAGTGGTTCTTGGATGTTGTCAAACTTCTTCTTACGCCTCTACAACTTGTATGGGATACACTCAAAGGGTTCTTTGATGTTCTCAAATCAAGTTTCGATATGCCTATTTCTGACAAGTTGGGGTCTCTATCATCAATTCTTAAGACTGTAAAAGAAGATATTAAAGAAGTCTTCGAAAATGGTCTATTTGGTGGTAAAGCTTCAGCCGATGAACTTGGCGACGGTGTAGATAAACAAGAAGAAAAACTTACGTTCATGCGACGTACACAAAAACATTTGTCTAAAGCAATGAAAGACGCTGGTGGAGCTGTTAAAGATTATACAAAATATCTTTCAGAAGCTACATCTGTATCTGATTTGTTTGGACGTATTATCGGTTCAATCGGTAATGGTGTTAAGAAACTGGGTTCTGGTATTGTAGGTCTTGTTACTGGTGGATTTGACAAACTCAAAACATCAGCAGGAGACTCAAATACTGTTCTCGGTAAAATCTTTGACACAATTTCAAAATGGCATATTGTTGATAGACTCAAGGAGTCATTCTCAACACTAGGAACTGTCTTTGATGGTTTCTGGGGTGCCGTAAAACAAGCATTTTCTAATATCGATTTCTCAAGTAAAACAGCTTTAATCAAGTCTGGTATTGAAGGAATTGGTAATCTATTAGAATGGCTTGCTGATAGATTTAAAACTGTATCAGATGTAGGTGGTCGAGTATTTACATATTTGGCTGAATTCTTTGACACGGTTGGACATGGTTTGCAAGGAAATACTGCGATTAAACTTGCAGGTTTCTTCTTATTATTTAAACAACTACAGAAGTTTAAAGACTCAAACCTAATCCAAAATATCTTACACCCAATTAAAGCTTTGAAAGAAGCTATATTTGGTATTGGTGACTCTAATAGTATCCTTTCACAATTGTCAGGAACTCTTGGAGCCTTCCAGAAAAACATTAAAGCAAATACACTCAAGACAATTGGCCTAGCATTGCTAGAATTTGCTGGTGCATTGTTTGTAGTATCTCTTATTCCTGGAGATAAACTTCTACAATCTGTAGGAGCAATTGCCGCAATGGCTACAATCCTAGTTGGTGCTTATCTTGGTATCCAAAAAGCAAAAGCTATTGGAGCTGGAGCTGCTGCATCTGTAGGCGATAAAGCCTCAGGTTTATTATCACAATTGATAGAGGAACTTGGATTCCCTGAAGTACGTAAGTTACTTAAGAAAATGGCATCTGCCACAATGATGATCTCATTAGCATCATCTGTAATGATGTTGGGTGGATTATTCGTTAAGCTTGGTGACATGGAATGGGATAAAGCTATGAAGTCTCTTAAGGTTATGGGACTTATTATGGCTGAACTCGTTGGTGCCACTTGGCTTTCAGGGTTCTCTGGAGCTACTATTGGTACCGCAGCTACAATGTTTGTAGTTGCATCTACTGTTAAGAAACTTCTTGGTATTATCGACGACCTTGATAAGATTGACGATAAGACTCTTGATAATGGTATGGCTAAACTTGAGAAAGTTGCTGTTGTTATCGGTTCTATCATGGCCCTTATGGGATTCAAGGTTGGTGCTGGTATAAAAGTAGGCCCTCAATTCCAACTTGGTCTTGAGGCCTCAACAGGTAATCAAACTTTAGGTACTGCTGCTACTTTATATGTCTTAATGTCACGATTCAAACAATTGTTGAGTGCATTGGATATATTTAGTTCAACTGCAAGTCCTGAAGAGATTGCAGCTAAGAAGAAATCAATTGAGTATGGTATTACAGCACTCAAAGCAGTAATGCGTTCTCTTGAAGAATTCATGCTTACTGTAGGTGCTACATTTGCAGTAGGTGTTGACGGTTCGGCTAGTAGTGCTAAGCTTGGTGGTAAGAACCTTGGTATGGCCTCAGGTATGGGTGGTCTTAAAGTCACAACTGGTAATACTAAATGGTCTACCGTTGGTGTATTGTTATCTCTTATTCTAGGTCTTAAACAACTTGTAGGTGTTATCGAACGTCTCGGTGAAATTGACAAAGGTAAGATTGAACAAGGAACTAAGACACTTAAAACACTTGCATTGACTATCGCTGGTCTGTTCGCAGCCGTCGAATTCATGTCTGGTGCAATGTCCGCCAAGTTAAGTATCCCTGGTAAAGCTAGATTTGGTATTGGTGGTGGTAAAGGTGCTTCATGGCAAGTAGTTGCCCTTATGGGCGAAGTTATTATAGGCCTTATACTACTTTCTCGTACAGTAGCAAAACTCGCTGAAGTAGACAAGGCTGGTCTTGAAGAAGGACGACGTACACTCGTATGGATTGCTGGAACTATTGCTGGATTATTCTCTGCTATATTCTTTGTAATCAACAAGTTCTCAGATGGTAACCAATTACAACGTTCTAACAAAGGACGTGTTAAAGAAGCTGCACTTCTACTTGCTGTAGAAATAGGAGGTCTTATCCTCTTAGCTGGTACAGTATCTAAACTTGGACAAGAGCTTAATGTAGACCAAATGGGTATTGGTCTTGCCGTAGTTACAACAATATCAGTCCTTCTTTCTGGTGTATTCGCTGCTATCGGTGGTATCATTATTGCAATGCAAAAAGCGAATGTTAAGAAGTCGTCAATCACTGCTGCAGTTGCAACATTGGTTGTTATTGTAGGGTCAATCTGGCTATTATCAGAACAAATCAAAATGCTTGCAGAAGTAGACCAAGGTTCTATGCTTGTGGCAAGTACAGCTCTACTTATGATTGGTGTTACATTAGCTGCTCTTGAAGGAACAGTTATTGGATTGTCTAAACTTATCACAAACATGAAGGATGTAGGTCGTATCCTTGTATCTCTCGGTACAATGGTCGCTTTGGTTTATGTCCTAAAAGAAGCCTCACTTGCTTTGTTCGAACTAGCCGATTTACCAGTTGATGGTATTCGTGCTGGTGGAGAATCGTTGTCAATATTAGGCATTGTCTTGGCAGTTATGACAGCAACCGTTATCGGTATGTCTAAACTTGTCACAAACCTTAAGACTGTTGGTGGTATTATTGTAGCACTTGGTACAATGACTGCTATCATGCTAATTCTTAAGGAATTTTCAAAATCAGTTATTCCTTTAGCTGATATAGAGTCTGGACAACTTATGTCTGCAGTTACAGCCATCGGTGTATTAGCTGTGGTGCTCACAGCAACGACCGCTATAATTGGTGTACTTGGTGCACTTGCCGGTAATACAGGCCCAATGACTCTTTTGGGTATTATTGTTATGATTCCATTGGTTATGTCAATCGCTTGGAGTCTTAAACAAATGGGCGACACTGTAGCACTTCTTGGAGGATTGTCTGTAAGCGAACTTCTTAAAGGTGGAGTAGCGATAGCCGCATTAGGACAAGTCTTATTCATTCTCACAACTGAATTTGGTGTACTTGCTCTTCTTGCTGGTTGGTCGTTCGGCGCGCTTTGGGGTGTTATTCCTGTAATTGCATTGATTCTAACAATTGTACCTGCTCTCAAAGGTATGGGTGATATTGTGATTTCCCTTGCACCATTGTCTATTGGTGACTTAATGTCTGGAGCTGTAGCTATATTAGCTCTGGGTGTAATCCTTGTAGTAATTACTGCACTTGCAACCGTAGTATCTATATTTGGTGCTGTGGCTGGATTCGGTGTTGCTACAACAATTACTCTAGCTAACGGTATCATTCAAGCTCTACAATCTCTAGCAAACGTAGCTATTGGTCTTATTCCATATGCTGGAATTGACTTGGCTGCATCTGTTATGGTTATTGCTGGTCTTGCGCTTATTCTAGGTGCTTTGTCTGCATTCATGAGTCTTATGTCCAACGTGACAAGTCTTGAGGGTGCTGCTGGACAAATTATGATTATGCAAGGTATCACAACATCAATACAATCTTTAGCATCTACTGCTATTACTATTGCTGGTGTTGGTGATATCGAGACAATGACTAAGGCTGGTCAGATTGTAGCTAAACTTGGTGATGTTATTGGTTGGAATACTCTTAAGACTGCATTCGGTAGTCTTATTAGTGGTGGAGCTGACAAGATTTCTGGTCAGTTGGCTGCTATGAAAGGTATTGTAACTAATGTTAAAGACCTTGCTGATACTGCAATTAAGATTTCAGCTTCTGGTTCTCCAGAGGATATGCAAAAATCTGCTGATGTTGTTAAGAAACTTGCTAACGTTCTTACATCAAATCTCTTCAAGGAAGATTTCCTTTCTATGTTCTCAGATGGTTCTGGTGCGGTAACACGTATTAAGAATGGTGCTAAAGCTCTTGCTTCAGTATCAGATGCATCTAAATCTGCATCAAGCATGAAGTCAATTGATGTTGAAGGTGTTAGTGACAAGATGGACGATATGAAGACCATCATGAACAAGGCCAAATCTATGGGTGACTCTGCTCCTAGCGAACAAGCTGTCACTAACATGGGTAACATGAACTCAATCATCAACAAGGTGAAAGATATTGCAACTAACTTGCAGTCTATGCCTGCTGTTGGACCTGAAGCTACAGTTGCTGTGGATAACATCATCGCAACAATTAACTCAATCTCAACTAAACTACAGTCTATGGAAATGAACCAATCATTTGAGGCTGCTGGTTTGGGTAACATTGGATCTTATGCAACAGGAATTCAAAATGGACTAGAAAATGTAACTGGTTCGGTTGATGGTGTAGTGAATGGAGCTCGTGGACGCTTTGGTTCTGCCAATATGACATCACAAGGTAATAATACTTCAAGTACATTTGGACGAGGTATCAGTGCTTTACTTGGTATGGTCGCTGGTGCTGCTTCTGGTGTTGTAAATGGAGCTAAAGGAATGTTCGGACAAAACGACGTTACTGGTCACGGTAACAAGATGTCTGGAACATTCAAGGGCGGTATTGACCAAGGTAGAAATCCTGTATCTAATGCTGCTAAAAGTGTACTTGATGCTGCGAAATCAGCAATGACACCAGATGGTGGCGTTATTTCTAAACTCACACACGCAGGTACTTCTATGGTTGATGCTATTGCTGGTGGTATTCGTAGTGCTATCGGTAAAGCTACAAGTGCTATCTCTGACCTTTGGGCAACAGTTAAAGCACATATTCCTAACTCACCAGCCAAGAAAGGACCAATGTCTGGAGCTGGTTGGCGTAAGGTTGAGCATTCAGGTAAAACCATTGTAGAAACAATTGCTAGTGGTATGGGTTCTGCTGCACCTACAGTAATTGATGCAATGGATAACTTGATGGGTGAAATTCAAAATCAAGTTGATAGAGTAAATGATATGGATTATGACAATATGGACATTAATCCTAAAATCAAGCCTATCCTTGATATGAGTCAAGTTGAGACATCTGCTTTGCAAGCTGTTACAGATTATTCTGGACTCTTGACAGGTCAGACTGCACTCAACCTACAATACTCATTGCTTAATCCACAAGTTGCTCAAATGCTCACAAACTCAGACAATATTAACACTCTTATCGGTAAAGTTGAAACGCTTAACGGACAAATGGGTGAACTTAATGTTGTCAATCAAGAACAAGCTGGTCTTCTTCGTGAAGGTCAAGTTCTTAATACTTACATTGATGGTAAACGTATTAACAATGTGCTTGCTCCAGGTATGGCAGATGCACAATTACAATACAAAGCTCGTCAAGACCGAATTAATGGAGGTATCGCTTAATGAGTGGTTCTACTGAACTATATTTCGATATTCTGTTGGGCGAAGGTTCAGACCAAGTCAATATAACAGAGATCATCGAACGTTATCGTGGTGGTGTTACCAAGATTGATAGAGGTCTTGGTGGTGCTAAAACTAATACAACGTCTACTGGTACAGACCGTTATGGTACTCAGCACGCCTATCAAAAACTAGGTGCCAAAACTATCAAGATTGATTTCTTGATTTTTGCTGATACCAATCAACGTGCTAGATTTAGACGTGAAATGACAGGTGCTCTTGACTTCCCAAACGGGACAAGACATCTACGATTTGAGGACGAACCTAACGGATATTACGATGTAATCTCTGAAGGACAATTCTCATTTACTGAAAGTCTTAAAGAGGAACAAGCGAGTGGGACTATCTCATTCACTGTTCCTGATGGACTTTGGCATTCGGATACTGGTATCGTTGTATCTAGTGATGGTCCACAAACTGAATATGCCAAATTCACAAAAGATAAAGAGTCTAAGTCAATTTATGTTGAACTTAAAAACCCTTCTAACGTGGAGTCATATCCGACTATTCGTATAAAGAATAAAGCCAACATTGGTTGGATTGGTATCGTAAATCAAAATGGAGTAATGGAATTAGGGTCTTCATCATCTACTGAGGCTGGTACACAGTCTTATACTGATGGTACAGGTTCTGAGGTCTTATTCCATATTAAACGAGGTGACTTTGGCCCTAAAGGTTGGGGTATGTTACAAGAAGGTCGACATGTATTTGGAGGTAGAGCCGTGCTTGGTGCATCACCTGCAGATACATCGACTCAAATTCTTAATAGACTTGTTGTAAAAGAGATGAATCATAGGTCTGAAGGACAAGATTATACAACGTCTGGTGTCCATTATCCAGGCGGAGATGAACCTAAATCTGGAAATCCTAAATGGGCTGAAGCTATTGGATATATTGATATTCCTGCAGACCGAGACGGTATCAAAGGTGGTACTGATTTTCGTGTAGATTTCAATGCCAAATTCCATGCTCTACAATTGGGTAAATCTGGTGTTATTCGTATTGGTGTGCTCTCTAACAAGAATGAAGTCATTGCCGAATATGAGTTAGTAAAAAACGATACTCGTGGTAATGATATGTATTGTAGTTTCATGGTTGATGAACAAGGTAAAGATAAGTGGTATGAGATGAAACATTTTCATGCTAACGATGGTGAGTATGAACCAGCAAATAGATCATTCAATACTAAAACAGGTGATGCTTGGTTTATGAAAGAAGGTTCTAAACTTACATTCTTCCTTGACAACCATTACTACAACTACACAAATGAGAAATTAAAAACCATGAACTTCTCTAAAGTGGTAATCCAAATGGGTCACTATTATGGGGTTCAAGAAGTCGAAATCATGTGTCTTGAGTCTTTGAGTTTTACTAAACTTAATACAAAACGATACGCATTGGTTGATAATAAATACAAAGCTAATTCGATTATCACGATTGATAACTGGAATGGTGAGATTTGGTTATCGCCAGATGGTACTTCTGAAAAAGGTTATATTTCTCAATCAGAACTCGTTAAAGGTTCTAGTTGGATTACTCTTCCTAAGGGTAAATCTAAACTACAATTCAGTTTCTCTCCATGGATGAAAGGTGAACTTCCTGAAATCGAGATAGAGTTTAACGAGCAATATCTACAGTAAAGGAAAAATCAAAATGAGGATTACAATTCACAATAATAATCTGGAGGTTGTCGACCATCTTGATAACTCCATTCCAGGAAGTTTAAAGTTCTACAACGACACTCTAGAACAATATTTGAAGGGTGATGCTGCTACTTTTGACTTCACTGTTGATAAATTTGTAAATGAAAAATTACAAGAACGATTGCAACATCTGAAAGCAAACATGTATGTGTCGTTTGTATTTGATGGTAAGGACTACTTATTCTCAGTACGAAATATGACACAAAATGATTACCAGATGAGCTTCCAATGTGAAAACGCATCTATGGAGTTGTTGAATGAATATCCTAAGGAATTCAAACAAGACGAGAAAAAACCTACGTCTTATACATTTGAAGAATACTTGGATATTTGTCAAGCATTGACTTACACTAAATTGCGCGTAGACATTAATGAGATTCCACTAGAGAAAAGAGTTCTTTCTATTTCTAGCTCAACTAATATCTATGGTACAATCCTAAATCTTGCAGAACAATTCGGTGCTGAGTGTAAAATCGTCCCTACAATGTTCCCTGACGGACGTGGTTTGAAAGACCTCAAACTGAACATTTACAAAGCTAAAACCTATACAGATTTATATTCTGGTATCGGTACAAATCGTGAAGACGTAATTCTATTTATTGATAGACACGTCACAAGCGTATCATATTCTCATGATAGGACGAAACAGTATACTGCTCTTCGTATTAAAGACAAAGACGGTAACTATTTTAAACCTAAAAAGAATATGATTGTAAAACATGCTGACGGTAAACATAATGAGTTTTACATGATGCGTAATGCTCATACAATGTATGCCCCATTGGCAATGCTCGAGTACCCTTCAATGATTCACTTGAATGAATGTGATAACTGGACGGTGCAAGAGATTAAGACTGATTTAGACCCTTCAGATTATGATGGTCTCTACAATACTGGTCTTAAAGCTCTTCGTGAGCATGCTTATGGTGTTAAGAAATATACAATCCAACTTGACGGTACTAAAGTTCGTAATAAGTATAATATCCACGTTGGTGATATTATCTATATCTCTGACGATAAGTTCTTGAACGGATTATTGTTACGAGTTCGTGTTGAAAAGATTTCTACTACATTGTCTAAGCCAACTACATACAAGATTGAAGTATCTAATATTGTTGAAATGGCTAGTCAGTTAACGGGTGCCATGTTGGACAGGTATGCTCGTATGATTGAAGATGCTAAACCATATACAATGAGTGTCCTCACTTCGAACGGTGTTGCGTTCAAGTCCCTCGATGATGAGACTCGTCTCTATCCTAGATTGTATAAAGGTGGCAAATTACAGAAAGAAGATACTGGTCGATATTTCACTTACGAAGTAAATAACCAAGTTATCGGTTCTGGTGATTTCTTAGACATTAAGTCTAAAGATTATGCTGGACAAGAAAAGATTGTTGTTAAGGTTAAGGGTTGGGATAACGGTGAAGTCGTATTTCAAAATGACTTAACAATCTTTACTGTAAAAGACGGTAAGGATGCATATTCTCTAATCCCTTCAACCAGCAACGGTACTCAGTTTGTTAATGGGTATGGTATTTCTGCTGTAAGTTTGAAATTACTCAAAGGGACAGAACAACTTAACCTTGATGATTACGCAATTTCATGGAAAATGAAACATGGTAATGAAACAGGGTATAGTGACTTCTCTTCTACCAACAAACAAATCTCAGTATCCACAACAGACTTTGTTAAGACGGCTACATATTACGCTACAGTAACAACTAAAAAAGGCGCATTAATCGCAACAACCGAAGTTACATTCTCTAACGTACAAGACGGCGCCGCTGGTACACCTGGTGCTGTTGGTCGTGATGGTCGTCAAACATTTATCCATATTGCCTATGCCAACTCTGCTGATGGTAGTAAAGACTTTCATGTTAGTGATGGTACTAACAAGGAATATCTTGGTCAATATACTGACTTTGTACAAGCCGATAGTAATGACCCTACAAGATATACTTGGACTAAAATCAAAGGTGATAAGGGTGACAAAGGTGACCGTGGTAATGACGGTATTGCTGGTAAGAATGGTGTAGGTGTCCGTTCTACAAATATTACTTACGGTATTTCAGACAACGAGAATACTCAACCTGCTAACTGGACTGCTCAACCACCAACTCTTGTCAAGGGTAAATATCTTTGGACTAAAACTCAGTGGACATATACTGATAACACAAGTGAGATTGGATATCAGAAAACGTATATTCCACAGAATGGGTCAAATGGTATAGATGGTCTTCCAGGTAAAGATGGTGTTGGTATTATCAATACCACATTGCGTTATTGTAAATCTAACAATGGTATGAATAAGCCTGAAGGTCGTATTATTGCATCTTTCCCAGATGAGATTAGACCGTCTCGTACAATTATTGATAACAATGTTATGACTGGTAAGTTTGTTCGTCTTGAACAAGGTAAGACTTATATCCTATCTGCTGAGACGAATGGGTTATGGACTAATGTTCATAATCTTGAACAAAGTAGCAATAATGCTACTCTTTGGATTGTAAATCCTACTTTCTCAACTTGGGCAATCATCTCAGACTCAAATACTGGTTCAGGTACAAAATACACTCACAATAGACCTACAGGTGATTACGAAATTCGTATCAATAGTTATCACAATGGTAATATTACTTGGGTTAAGAATATCGTATTTGAAGACGGTATTTGGACACCTGATATTCCTACAGTAAATCCTGGTGAGTTCCTATGGACAAGAACTACTTGGTTCTACTCTGATGGTACTACTGAACAAGGATATTCTGTAGCTAAGATGGGTGAAACTGGTGCTAAAGGTGACCGTGGCGAACAAGGCCCTAAAGGAGCAGATGGTCGTAATGGTAACGATGGTTCTCCTGGACGTGATGGTAAACCTGGTAAGGATGGTGTTGGTATTAGACAAACAACCATTCGTTATGGTATATCTGACTCAGACAAGACCGAACCTACTACTTGGACTGAACAACCTCCTACTCTTGTAAAAGAGAAATGGTTCTGGACAAAGACAAGTTGGTCTTATACTGACAATACAGTTGAGACTAGTGTTCAGAAGGTTTATATTCCTCGTAATGGTAATGATGGTCTTAACGGTATTCCAGGTAAAGACGGTGTTGGTATTCGTAGCACAGTTGTTGATTATGCTGTATCTAACGATGGTGTAAACCGACCAACTGGTGGATGGTCTAGACAAGTTCCAACTGAGAAACTTAACTTCACTTGGATGCGTATGACCTTGACTTATACTGATAACACTTCAGAGTCTGTCTACACCGTGTCTAAGAATGGACAAGACGGTAGACCAGGTCGTGATGGTATTAACGGTCTTCAAGGCCCTAAAGGAGACCAAGGACTTCCAGGTCGTGATGGTGTAAATGGTGTTTCATCTTATACACACATTGCGTATGCCGATAATCAAAATGGTGATGGTTTTAGTCAGACTGACGTTAACAAGCTTTACATTGGTATGTATGTTGACAATATTC